TCCGTCCGCGTTCGGGCCGTCCGGCTCCGAGGCCGGTAGCGCATTCTGGACTTCATTTCAGGCGCAAGTACAGGGGCAACTCGCCGGACTCGCCGAACAGATTCGATCAACGCTGTCCGTCACTGTTACACCAACTATCACGCCGAATATCTCTGGATCGTCTATGCGCGGCATCAACGCCGATGTAGGTATCAAATGATTGCTATGCTTGGCCCTGTCATGTTTGAGATTGCTCCCGTGAACCTTCACGGGATGACGCGCGACTCAGAGGCATCGTTCGTCGAAAAGCCTGTGCTTGGTCGTCGCCCTCCAAATGAGTCGGTCGGCGAGGGGCCGGAGACGAACAAGCTGACAGTGAAACTGTTCCCTGAGAAATTCGGCGGGTTGAGCGGGCTTGCTGCCCTTGATGCGATCCGCATTTCAGGCGAGCCGCAATACTTCATGCGCGGTGATGGAACACCGCTTGGTTGGCATGTCATTACGAACGTGACAGAGAAATCGACATATCTTGACGCGGGCGGCGTCGGTCGTGTTATTGACGTTGAAATAAACCTCAAGCGAGACGACCCTCCAGCTTTGGACGCTTTCTTTGCATCTCTTTCTGGCTTATTTGAATGAGCACCTATGAACTTTTCACAGTCAAAGGCGACAACCTGACAGTTTCAAAGATTGTCTGGCGCAGGTTCCGTCGCACGCGACCGGGCCTTGTCGAGCGCATTCTCGCGGACAATCCCGGACTCGCTGGACACGGTGAATACATCAGTGTTGGGACAGTAATACGAATCCCAAACGATGCACCGAACATTATTGTCAAAGAAGCGACAGCGACTTCTCTTTGGGACTGACATGTCTAAAACCTTTTGCATGGTAAAGATTGACGGCAAGGACATTTCATCTGGCCTTATGCCTAAGCTTGAAAAACTTTCCGTTACCGACAAGGCCGGAACATCCTCTGATACTTGCGAAATTGAAATAGACGACGCAAACGGCGAAGTAATGCTCCCTCGCGTCGGAGTTGTTCTTGAGGTTTTTCTTGGTCCATCCCGTGAAGCTGCGATTCGCGTTTTTCGCGGCAAGGCCGATGAGGTAAAGTCGGCTGGTTCGCGCAAGAATGGCATGAAGCTAACAGTCTCAGCCAAGGGTGTTGACACGAAGGGCAAAGCGAAGCAGCCAGCGCAAAAGCATTGGGACAACAAGAGCCTAAAGGATGTCATGAGTGAAGCTGGCAAAGATGCTGGCATAAACAGCGTGACTATCTCGCCGGAGCTTTCAGGGATCACCAGAAAGTATTGGGCGATGCAGAATG